ACATCGAATTTCTTGAGTGTATTGAATACGAGATAGACAAGGAACTGGATGAAGGAGACTGGCCGGAACCAGAAGACGACGAGTGATAAGCAGTAAAACAAAAAGTTTACGACAATGAAAGAAGACAACAAGCAGACCGTTGAAATGACGGCGGAGGAGATGGCCGAGTACCGGGCATTCCAAAAGGCGAAAGCCAAGAAAGAGGCAGAGGCGAAAGCCAAGGCCGAGCGTGAAGAGTACAAACAGCTCGTGGACGAGGAGATAGAGCATTCCATCCCCGTGCTTCTCGGCATCAGCGAGCAAATCAAGGACAGCAAGCAAAAGGTGATGGACAACTTCAAGACCATACTGGAGATGAAGTCTGACCTGTTCAAGACCAAGGTCAAGGACGACCAGCGCAGCCACACGTTCACCAACTCCGAGGGCAACAAGCGCATTACGCTCGGTGTGTATGTGACCGACGGCTACCGTGACACCGTAGAGGACGGCATCGCCATCGTGAAGGAGTACATCGCCGGCCTTGCCAATGACGACAAGACACAGGCGTTGGTGAACATGGTGTTTCGCCTGCTGGCACGCGATGCCAAGGGCACGCTGAAGGCAAGCCGCATCGTGCAACTCCGTAAGGTGGCGCAGGACACCGGCGATGAGCGTTTCCTTGAAGGCGTGCGCATCATCGAGGAAAGCTACCAGCCGGAGGTGAGCAAGCAGTTCATCAGGGCTGAGATAAAGAACGAGAACGGAATGTGGAAGTCAATACCGCTTGGAATGACAGAATCCTAAAAGCGAATAGACATGATACTGGAAGTAGAGAAGAAACCGAAAGTGGCCTTGTGCCGTAAGTGTTACGGCACAGGTCGTCTCCACGACAAGGAGACTGGCAAAGAATGCACATGTGACCAATGTGAGGGAACGGGCAGAGTGATCGTCAGCGCAAAGATGAGCTATGACATCCGTCCCTATAAACCAAGAGACAGACACTAAAACATTTTATGAGCAAGAGGCGAGGAGCAAGCTATCAGAAACGTGTCACCGACATAAATAGGATATACGACCAACATGCCAAAAGCGGAATCAGCAACCGCGAGATATGGCGAAGGTACGTGTATCCTGTTTATGGTATATGTGAGCGTACCTTCTACAACCTCCTCAATGCCTCTTGTGACCCTAAGAACGAAGTGCCACAAGAGGCACAGACGTTTCTAAAATTCGACTTTGACGATGAACCAGGACATACAGAAAATTATCCGCAATATCCTAAACGACGTTAGGGTGGAGTTGAGTGATGAGTTTGACCGCAACTTTGAACGGCAGGCATTCTTCAACGAGGCGTGGCAACGCAGAAGCAGCCCCACACGTCCTGGCGGTTCCATACTGATAGACACCGGCAAGTTGCGGCAGAGCATCAGCAGCCGAACCACAGACAGCAGTATCACGTTCTGCTCGACACTGCCTTATGCAGCAATACACAACGATGGAGGCGAGATAAAGGTGACGGCGAGGATGAAGCGATTCTTCTGGCACAAGTACCATGAGGCGACAGGCTCATTCGGGCGCAAGAAGAATGGTGAGAGACGCAACGACAAGCGCACCGTACAACTGAGCACCGAGGCGGAGTTCTGGAAGCACATGGCTCTGATGAAAGAAGGCAAGAGCATCAAGATACCGCGCCGCAGATTTCTTGGAGCATCGCCAGAAGTGGAGCAAGCGGTCAAGGACATCATCGAGGAGAACCTTGCAGAGTATTTTGAACACGAATATAAATTGAAATGAGAAAGGAATTATTCAACGCCATTAAAGCAAAACTGGCGAGCGATGTGCCTGAAGTGCAGCACATCGATTTGTGGAACCACAATGTGGAGTTTGTAGAGCAGGAAGAAGGATGGGCGCGTCCAGCCGTCTTTGTGGAGTTTGGAAAGATAGAGTGGTCGCCATTTCAAGGCGGCAGTCAGCGTGGCAAGGGACTTGTTACTATTCACCTTGTGACAGACTGGGCTGACGGTGGCCATGATGCAGCTTTCGACCTTTGCCACCAGGTGCATACAGCCCTTGACGGATTGAGTGGTGATGATTTTAACGGTATGGCGCTTGTTGAGACGAACACCAATCACAACCACGAAGAGATACTTGAAAGCATCGACTGTTATGCGGTGCGTTACCTATTGCGATAAACCGCCCATGTCGCAACGATTTAGCCCCGACGGATAATTTACCGCCGGGGCTTTTTAATGCCGTTAGAATCGAATTATAACGCCGTTAGGCGGCATCGGTGAACAACATCATGTCTGTGTAGTGCGAACTGTAGTTCACTGTGGCGTTGAACTCCACCTTGTGGCAGTTCTTGAATGGGTTGCCTACGGTCGGGTTTTTGCCCATCCATTCACAAAGCTCAATAATGGATGACTTGTTGGAAGTGAAATATATAAAGTGGTGCCCAGCAAGAATGGTCAGCACATCGAGGTAGTCGGAAAGTTTCCAGTACATATTATATGTGCCAACGTCGGTGGATAGATACGGCGGATCGACAAGGAACACCACATTCGGCACGTCCTTGTATCGGGTGAACACTTCCTTGTAGTCGCATGAAACCACCGTGATGCCCTCCAGGTAGTCCTCGCAAGCGGGATAGTCAGACTTGCGTATGTTGTTATACAGAGCCTCCTTCCTCATTTCGGGGATGCTCAATTTGTATTTCATGGAGAACATCAGTCCGGAAGAAATGGTGATGAAGTCAATGTACCCGACCTCACGCTCCTCCTGCTCCAGTCTGGCGAATATGCGGTCGCGCAGTTCACCACGGATGCAGCTGTGCTTGGGTATGCCTTCCGCCTCCACCATTTTACGCAGGTCAGCCAAAAGGCGGTTGGTCTGCGGAATGTGCTGCAGGCGGTTGCGGTAGCCGTCGAAGTCGTTGTATATGACCATGGCATTCGGCTTCTGACATTTGGCTATGTGCGACAACAACCCCGAGCCGCCGAACAAATCCACGAATACCGTGTTCTCCGGATATTGCTTGAGAACCTTGATGAACTCACGCGCGAACATGCGCTTCTGCCCCACGAATGGGAGCGGTGCCGATAAATACTGCTTTCTCATGCCTTATACGTTCAGTTCAAATCTCACGTTCTCGTTTCCGTCGAGCAACTGGCGTGTGTGGCTGATGTTGTTCTCGTAGATATGCACATTCGCAAGGTTCAGCGTGATGGACTTCAAAGGGAGGTCAATCTGCCGGGCCATAAGGTAGAGGTGGTAGATGTCCGCTGGCAAGCCGAGGTTCGCATCCGAGCTGCGCTGGTAAGCCGACACCACCAGTTCGCCGTTCTCAATCTGGAACTGAACGAGCGACAGACACGGAGCCTGGTTTGTCTCCGCATCGGTGGAACCGAGGAACAGCACATAGTTCTTGCTGTTGCGCTTCTCGCGGTTGATTTTGGCAATGAGCGGAGGCAGTTTCTCAAAATAGGTTGGGTAGGAGTTCACGAGGATGGCACCGCAGTAGTCCCACCAGTTGATGCCCACCTCGCGGTACTTCTCCACGTTGCGCTCACCCTGCATGAATAGCTGCAGCTCGTTCCTTAACTTCTTGCGTGCTATGCCGTGCCCCTCGAAGATGTCGAGCAGGTCGGCAGGGGAGAGCACCAACCGCTCGTTGAGCAGATAGCGTATGTTCCCCTTCTTGTTTTGTTGGCACTTGCCCTCGGCAAGCACCTTCTGCAAAATTTGATGGTATTTGTTCATGACCGTTTTGAATTTGAAAACGGTGCAAAGGTAATACTGCAGTACCTCTTCCCCATGGAAGAGCCACCACGTTACACTGCAAGCAGGTTGCAGTCGGTTTTGAAACGCCGTATGAGGTTGTACACCTTGCGCTCGCTGACGGCATACTCCGTGGCGAGCCTTGCCACGATATAGGACACCTTCTCGCCCTGTGCGGAAAGTGTGCGGTATTCATTAAAAAGGTCGATGTATTGCACATCGTCCAGCCTGATTCCAGCCTTTTGGAAGTAAATCAGCAGTTCCCTGTTCAAATTCAGTATCTCTATTAGTTTCATTTTCAGAAATTTTTTGTACTTTTGCATCGTCTCACTTACTATAGGCGCGAAGTAGCGCGCATAAAATAACCTACTCAGTGCGAGCGAGGGTATACGCCCCCGGTCAGCACTGAGTAGGTGTTTTATGTTCTTATAGTAAGTGAGACGACTATTTGTAACAGGCCGGGGGCTTTTTTTATAACCCTCCCCCGAAGGGATTCATCTTAGTCTCGGTATAACTCCAAATTGAAATTATCCTTGCTCTTCCAACCGTCAGCCAGTGTGTCCTGGATATGCTGCATGGCTTTGGTATAGAAGTCCGTCAGTTCTTCGATGGTGCTGAACGTGTGATAGCATGGCACATCGTCCGTTCCGAACTTGAACGTGACCGGCAATGTCTTGCCGTCAGACTGCACAGCCAAGTCGTATGCCACCTTGTAGTTGAACTGGTTCTCGTTTGAGAGCCACACGCTCATGTCGTTCCACACGAAGCCAGAAAGTATGGTCTCGTTCGTGCGGTCGTTGAACCATTCCGACACCATGGTCTTGATGGTATCCTCGGATGGCTTTCCGTTGAACTCAGCCTCCATATAGTCGGCAGATCCATCCTCGTTGTTATGCACGTCCCAGCGGACGCGCCATTTTCCTTTGACGGGGTTGGTGCATTCAAGCAGCTTTACCCCTTGTGCTCCGTTTACTCTGTTCTTCATGTGAAAATGTACTTTGTTCTACCTTTGCCGAAGGTTTCCGCCTTGATGGTGGTCTCGAATGGGAAGCCGTCTGGCATTTCACTCACTTGCTGGAGAATGTTTTTCATCTCCTCGCTGTTGGTGAAGAACTTCTTCGGCTCGCCGTTCTGCTCGATGGACACGACACAGCGGTCTTCGCCCTGGCTGGTTTTGACTCCGACCTCGAAGTCTTTTACCACGATGGGTAGGTTCACCAACTCGCGGATGCTTACCACCGCACCCGCAAATCGCTTCTTGCCGTCTTCCGGCTTGTAAGCGACATTCAAATCCTTAAATGATTTCATTTTTTTGCCTGTTAATTTATAAAACAAATTTCGGCAGCAAGCGTGCTTGGCCATTCCGTAGAATGACGCAATCAGTTCTCGCCGTCTCTTTCTTGACTTGACTTTGTGTAGTTTCCTTGCATACTTCTTCTTGACACGCTTGCGCAGTAGAGAGTATGATCCGTTGAATGTCACATACCCCAAGAAGTCGATTCCTTGCGCTGATGGGAATACCCTTTCGTTCTTCTTGATTTCAAGGTCTATTTTTTCGACTTGCTCATGTACAATGCCGTGTGCCAGCCAATTTTCTTGCTTGTTGCCACAGAGCACTCTGCCGTCATCACAATAACGGTAGAAATGGCGGATGCCGTATTTGTCCTTCAGATAATGGTCAAGGTACTCAGACAACAAGAGGTTGCCAGAAGCCTGTGAGCTTCGCAACCCGAAGCTGATGCCCTCCGGAAGGAGATGAAGAAAATGATCCAGGAGCGACAGCAGGGTCTTGTCTTTGAATACTCTGCGGTAGCACCACATGACAAACTCAGGCTTAGTATTGTCATAGAAATGCTTGATGTCGAACTCGTAGCAGTAGCGTGTGCCCTCTGGGTCACGTTCCATGTCCAATTGCATGCACTTGCGGAGATCATGTGTGCCACGCTTCTTGATACTTGCTCCAGTCGTCCTGATAAAACGCTTATGCAGATGTTGGTCCACCACGTTCATCACGGCATACACTGCGATGCGGTCGTACATGGATATAATCTGCAGGTGTCTTACTTTGCCATTCTCACAGATGATGCGTTCATGATAGTTGCCGAGTCGAAAGGAACCATCGGAAAGTTTGGCAGTCAATTCTGCAATCACCTCCTCGCGGTGTGCGAGCAGATAGCGTCCTTGACGGCATCTCTTTCGTTTTGTCCCACGCAGTACACGGTCAAACGCCTCCGACATATTGCCGTAGGACGTTATCTCTTGCATGATATAGCCTTCTCTGTGCATGGTCTTCTTTTTATTGATGGAAGATAAGGGCCTTCCTTTCCCCGGGCCAAACTTCTTCGAATCGTTACCGACCTACCAAACTCTATTGCCCGACACTTGATGTTTCAGCTTTCCACCTTGACATAGATGCTTTTGCTGCGGCTCGTTTCCCTCGGCTCCACATTAGGGACACGTCCCCATCGTTGTACGCCGATTAGTTAGATTTCCAGGCGCGAGCCGACATTCGCATTCGCATTCGAGGCATCGTTATTCGCATTCGCATTCGAGACACCGCCATTCGCGTTCGCATTGTTGTACCCGCGATAGACCACACGGCCTTTGGGAAACTCTACCAGTTTGCAAAGTTACTCATTCTCTGTGCAAAAGATGAATGAATATTACACAATGAGCCAAAATAACATTGCAATGAAGCCTCCGAGCACTGTGCAAGCCCAGTCAATCCAGTCCCAAGGACAGCCGTGAAGCTTGTCTTTGAGTTCGAGACATGAGGCTGCAATGATGGCAGAATAGATGGCTGCCCATGGCGACAATGCGCACAGACCGACCAATAAACCACCGACAAGATGCTTGTAGCGGTTGCTTTTCTTTAGAAATGAGAAAATTTTGTTCATAACTTGTTGTGTTTTGAAAATTTGTTATTACCTTTGCATCAAAGGATAGGCTTCTGATTCCTAATGGGGGTATGTGAACCTCGCTGGACAGTCGTTTATCCTTTTCTTATTGCTACATATAGTGTCTCCGATTTGTTTTTGAACACTTCTGTTTTTAATTCCCACAATTCATCACCGATAGTAACCTCATATACATTGTAGCCAGTAACGCCACGGTGTATCTTTTTTTGAATGTTAGCAATGTCTTTCGGGTCGGTCATATTTTTAACCTCCCCAAGTGGACTGTGGCGGACGAATGTCATTCGTGAAGCATAATCCTTGAATGTCTCAAACATTTCAACCTCCTCGACCGTATAGGCGTGTGCAATACCTCGTTTGAATGATTTCTTTGTCTGATAGAACTGTCCTGTTTGTAAGTTTGCACATTCCTTGCCGTCTATGGCTGTGACAGAATTCGTAACCTCTTTCTTGTAGTTGCGGAAACCATCGCTATATTTGTGTTCCAAACAAGTTCGTAAATATTTGCACGCAGCGCACAACTCATTTTCTGGAATAAACTTTGCCAACTTGATTTTGCCCTTTGCGATGTCGCAGTCCCGGCATCGCCGAATGGTGTAGGGATTGTAGTCGGGCACCGTCTTGTCCTCCTTGCCGGGGTTGAAATGGAAGATGCCTTTCGTATCACGCTGCAGAGCCTCCTCGCCAAGTGCCATAGCCTCGTCGTGTGGCGTGGCAGGATATTTTGACCTGCGCACCTGTACCACGGTACAACGGCAGTTCCAGCCATTAGGAGGATAGTATTCTTCCCAAAATGGGTCGGAAGGCGGAAGCGTTACGCCATTGAGCGCAGCGTGTTCCGGACGCACCTTGCCGTCGCCAGCCGTGCGGTACTGAAGGTTGTAGCGGTCGCCGTCCTCCGAGAACCGTTCCCACTTGGCAGCCATCTCCGCAGACGACTGCACGAAGTTGTACTCCGCACGGAGGTAGTTGGAGTTGTAGGTGTTGTCTATCTTCCGAACATCATTCAAAAAGGCTTCGAACGTCTTTCTATTGCCGTTAGAATCCAGCAAGGACGGGAACGCCTCGTTGAGCTCGTGGAACGTTTTCATGCCGGAGAAGATATAGTCAGACCGTTGGAGGCGCTTGCGCATGGCATCAGACATCTCCACTTGTTTGAAAGTAGAATCCAAAGCACCAGCATGGGCATTGATGAACTCCTGAACTTTCGGTTCTGCCAGCACCTCGATGCGGAACTCCGACCCTTTCTGAGAATAGAGCGTGCGCATCATGCCGTCGAACAGCCCAGAGAGTTGCTTGCGTATCTGCTCCTGCTCCTTAGACAGCGACAATGTTTGTGGATCATCGCCTAACAGCTGGGCATAGCGTTGGTGCAGCCCCACATAATCGGTGGGGCTTAATCGAAAAAAGAGCCGGGTACGTTTTGCTGCTGCTTTTTCTTCTTGTCGCCCTTGTCATCGTCTTGTGGCTCATTGTTGCCCTCGTCGCCATCATCGTCACCGCCACCGGGTAGCATGGGTGTAGCGTTGCGCCGTTCCCCAACAGGCATGCTGTACTTCTCCGCAAAATATGTCGGGTCCACCTCGTAGCGGTCGGCAATCATGGTCTCGTATGCCACCTGCTGCTCCGGTGTGTAATCGACGGCATCATCCCATTCGAAGCGCAGTCCCTTGATTGGGAAGCCGTGCTTTACCATGCGTGGGATAAGCTGGTTGTTCACGATGTCGCGCAGCATGGTGCAGTCGCTTTCAACCAGGTTCTCGAACACTTCAAGGTGTGTTTCTGATTGTGAGAGGCTGCTGCCGTCCTCGATGGTCATCGTCTGCCCGATGATGAGCTTTGACAGTTCCGAGTTGGCTCGATCGATGCGTTTGTCATAGACGTTGAAGGCATCGCCCTTTCCACTTTCGACGAATTCAATCTCGGTGTCCTGCCCTGCCACCATGTACTGGCTTGCTCCGGCACCCTTGAGCATCTGTTCAAGCCGTCCCATTTCCTTGGGGTCGCGTGAGGTGGTGCGTGCAATACGCATCGGCATACCGAAAATCTCGCCGAAGGAATCCCAGAATGCCAACATGTTTTTCTTCGGAATGGTCTGCGTGGCAGCCTTCAGATACAGGCCGAGATCGTCAGGCCGTCCAGCTTCTATGAGCCAGTCAGAGAATGGGGCTGAGTGGTAGTCGATGCCCGTAGTCCAGTCCTGCCCGAGCTGTTGAATCACACGACCGTATTCCGGAATGACATGCTTCCGTGGAATGAGTTTCACATCCGTATAGCAAGGACATCCGTCACCATCGGTGGTGAGGTCGCCAAGTTCGATGAGCGAGTGTCCCCAAAGATTGGCGGCAAGCGCGTATTCGAGCATTTGCTTGAACCAAGCCTGGTCGAAATAGTGGTGTGCCTCCTCGTTCTCATTACCTTTTGCATCGACCAGTTTGAAGGACTTCGCCATGACGAATCCTACACGCTGGCGAACACAGCCCGATAGGTGAAGGTCAATATCCACATCGCGGTATATGTCGTAGAGACGTTGGCGGTTCGGGCTGTCCACATTTATAGCCATCTGCCAGGCGTTGCGCCAGTCGGCAATGTCCCTGCGTGTAAGCGCATCGGTGGTGCGTTGCAGTTCGATGACCATCTTCTTTATGCGCTTGCGGTCAGACGACTTCGCAAGGTTGAAGTCCCCGTTTGGCGTGTGCAGTATATTTTGACTGCCACCTCCGAACATACCGCTGAAAAAGTTCTTTATATCCATAGCGTTACCAGTTATGTCGTAATTGTTTCTGTGAACCGAATATGAGCAAGTCGCCAGTCGGTGTGCCGTCCTCGTCGGTGTTGAGCGGCAGGTCGGGGATGATTTTTCCGGCTTGCACGCCTTCCAGCCACTTTATGGCACGCTCGTAGCGCTCCTTGCGTATTTCGCTGCCCATCTTTTGGGGCATAGCGGCAATCATGTGATAGAGCGCAATGTCGGCGGCATACATTACCACCAGACGGTTGCGGTTTCCGCCTTCAGCCGAGAACACCGCTTCCGTGTCGTATTTTGGTCTGAGGTAGCCGGCAATCTCCTCGCAAGCCTCCAGTTCCGCATTGTCACGTATCTCCTGCGATGCCTGCGACACGACCTTCAGCGCATTTTCGCCTATGACCACTCTGTAGTCCTCTTCCGTGATAAACATAGTAAGCCTCCTTCCTAATGCGTCACATAAATGGCACGACGCTCGATGTCGGCAACCTTTACACCTTTACGGAAGCGGTGCTTGGCAACCAGTTCGCGGATGGTGCGTTTCGGTACTACCTTCAGCGAGCCGTTCATGTAAATCACATAATACTTCATGCCAAGCAGCTTTGAGAGCTTGTTGGCTTTCTTGATGGCACGCTTGCACTGCCATCCCCAGATAATGTCCTTTATTACTTGTATCATTGTTACCAAATGTTTTTGGCGGTCGGTCTTTTGCCGAACACCGGTTTGAAACTTTCCTGTCTTGTATTGCGCTGGAGTATCCATATAGCGCCTTCATCAGCGTCAGGCGCATCGTCATGCACACGGCTGCCACGCTCCAACGCCAACGTCTGTTCTATGCCCACCTGCATATCGGGGTCTTCCTTCTTGCGCTCGTTGTACCAGACAAAGCCACGTTCCCAAAGAGGACTGACCGCCTCGATACGCTGGATTTTGTCTGGCTTCTTTCGCTTGTCGGGCATGATGGGCAGTTGGTAGCCACGCAGCTCACCTTCCACGGCAAACTCGTCCAAAATCACATCCTGCATGAAGTTCGCTTCCATGAAGAACTGAATAGCCACCGTGTCGCGTGTACGCTCGTAGAGGTCGTATAGCCATCGAACCATCTCGCTGACTGTTGCCTGGCGCACGAAACTGTCTATGAGATGCAGTTCCGAGCCAATCTTTCCCCAAACGCGGCTCGCCTTGTAGTCGTTGGAGGTTGTCGATTTGAACGACGGGTCGGTATAGCACACAATCATGTCGTACTTTTCGAGCTTTGGCAAACGCTTGTATCGAATCCAATCCGCACGGAAGATCGTGCCGTCCACGATAGGGTTGTGCATCATCTCCTTCTCCCAGGCACGATAGCCCACGAAGTCGCGGTAAGCCTGCGCCTCCTCTTTGGTCCATTTCTCTTTCCATACCGGTTCTCCGTTACGATCAACCGCTACGATTTTAGAAAGGAACACTCCCTTTGTACGTGAGAGATTGTAGAGCACAGAGTTCTTGCTGATGAGGTTGCCCACCATAATGAAGCGTCCACGGCCCACATCAAGCGCACCAAAGAGAGCCTCCTTCACCCAGTCGGTGAGGTCGTGTACGAGTTTGTCGTTCTTGCAAAGCTGATCGTCGTCAAGGTCATCAATGACGATGTAGTCAGGACGGGATTCACGGTCACGCAGACCACGAGGCGACTGTCCACGACCGCAGGCAAGGAACTTCACACCGCTCTTTGTCTTGAACTCGCCCTCCTGCCATCCGCCGTCGTTCTTCTGCTGTCCGAAGTCGGCAATGAGACGCTGGTTGTATTCCAGTTCCGCTTGAATATCTCCAAGCAGTCGGTCGGCATTGTCCTCCGACTTTCCGACAACCACCATAAAGTTGATAAGCCGCTTCGGTTGGAACATCAACCAGAGCGGCGTGAATACATCAAGGTGGGTCGATTTGGCGTGACCGCGTGGCCACATGAATACAGCCTTCAAGTCGGGCGTGTTTCGGACCTTGCGTGCAGCTTCGTTGTGGAACGGAGCGTTGTGAATGGTGCGTATGACCTCACCGGTCGTCTTGTCACGCAATTGTAGGAAGTGTGGAAAGTAATACTCGCAGAACGCTGCGTAGTTGTTGAGCAAGCGTTTGATACGCATGTCCCTTTCTACTGGCGTTTCGCTTTTCAGGAGTGACGTGTCCGTAATGGCTTGCACTTGCCGGCATCGCTCTTTCCACTCCTCGTATGCCTTTTTCTTTTCCGCTGCTGTTGCCATAGGCTGCCTCCACTATTTTATGCCCATCTGTTCTGTGATGTACATGTCCTGGAACTTGTTGATTACACGCATCAGTTCGGGAGTCACCTCTGGGTCTGTCTGCGAGCGGTACTCCAGCCACTTGGAGAACGCCATGAACACCTCGATGGCATCCACCACATTAGCCTTCTTGTCGAGCTTCTCAATGACCGATGAGAGTTTAGCCAGCTTGTCGCCAAGTCCTGCAATGAGTGCAGGGTCGTCAGAACCATTCACTTGTGTAATGAGTGTGTCGATGGTGAGCAACAGTTTGTTCACCAGTTCAGGGCGTGTGATGTTCTTGGCGGCACGAGCCTCTTTCCACCCCTCGGCTGAGCACCATTTGGATATGGTGACGCGCGACACGTCCACCTTCTCCGCAATCTCCTGCTGCTCCATGCCCGAAAGATAGAGCGTGCGTGCCAGCGATTTCTTTTTTTCAATATCTGCCTTTGTCATGTTGATAAGGTTTTTGTTCACATCAGGGCATACCACGCCCCGATTCCTTCTGCAAAAGTGCCACGATTTCGGTGGCTCTCCAAAAAAGTGTGCAATGGTTTCATAGAAGTGTGCAACCATTGCACACTTTTTTGGCGGACAGACAATTACCTCGTAATATTGCACTGCGAATCGGGCAATGCAGCCCAGAAAACGACAATGATATGAGTAAAGGAAAACGCGTAAGAATAACCAACGATAGCCTGAACAGCTACGGCACAAGAGTGCTGACAGCTGGCATGAACGTGGAGCAGTATCAGCGCAACCCCGTCCTGCTGTATATGCACGAGCGTGGTAATGTGATAGGCTATGTGAAAGACCTGAAGGTGGAGGATGGTGAAGTGACCGGCGAATTGATGTTTGACGAAGCATCCGAACTATCCACACGCTGTAAGAAGCAGTATGAGTTCGGCAGTCTGAAGATGGTGAGCGCAGGGCTTGACATTCTGGAGACAAGTGAGGACCCCGAACTGCTTGTGCAGGGTCAGACCAGTCCTACCGTCACCAAGAGCAAACTGTTTGAGGTTAGCTTGGTGGACATTGGAGCCAATGATGATGCCATCGTGCTGCAGAAGGACGGCAAGAAGATTACTCTCGGCAAGGACAGCGAGTGTCCCTTGCCAATGTTGAACAATAATAATCAAAAACAAATGGAACAGAAACAGTATGCCCTGCAGTTGGGCTTGCCGGAAACGGCGACTGATGCGGAGATCACCGCCAAGCTCAACGAGCTGAATGCCGCTAAGCAAGAGAACGAGAGACTCCAGAAGGAGAAGGAGACCCTCACGCTTGCCAGTATCACTGCCGTCGTGGAGAAAGCAGTCGGCGAGAAGCGTATCGCCACAGACAAGAAAGACGAGTTCATCAACCTCGGCAAGGAAATTGGCCAGGAGAAGTTGGAGCGCATCATCTCTGCCATGTCGCCACAGATGAAGCTCAGTGCCGTTATCGGCCACCAGGGTGGAGCTTCAACCCAGCAGCCTGCCACATTCAAGAAACTGAGCGATGTGCCGTCTGCAGAACTCCTGACACTCCGCAAAGAGCAGCCCGAGGAGTATAAGCGACTCTACAAGGAGGAGTACGGCATGGAGTGTGAACTTTAAGTACAAACCAATAATACAAGAAAAATGAAAATGAACAGATTGCTTGCACTGACAATGGCAGTGCTTTTCAACTGCATCACCGGCAGCATTTTCGCTGCAGTCCTTGGCTTTTCGCCTGTGGCGGGAGCCTTGGGCATGAATTGCATCGCCACGATGGTGGACGGTGAGGTCGCCCCCGGCGCATTGCGTGCCGGAGTGTACAAGGAGATATGGACAGGCGAGTTGGTGAAATACCTCCGCCGTGGTTTGGAAGCCACCTGGCTTGACGGCATTCCAGATGCTTCAAGCATTGTCGATAACGATGTTATCCACTTGGTTGAGGTCGGTGTTGACCCCGAAGTGCTTGTCAACAATACTACCTATCCGATTCCCTTGCAGGCATTGGACGACAAGGACATCAGTATCCAGCTTGACAAGTTCCAGACAAAGGTGACTCCGATTACCGACGATGAACTCTATGCCATCAGTTACGACAAGATGTCAAGAGTGAAGGAATCCCATGGCAATGCCATCAATGATGCCAAGTTCGCCAAGGCGGCTCATGCGCTTTGCGCGAAACAGAATGCGGCGAAGACCCCGGTGCTGAAAACTACAGGAGAGCGTGACGCGGCAACCGGACGCTTGAAGATGACGAAGACCGACTTACTCAGCATGAAGCGGCAGATGGACGCTTTGAAAGTTCCTGCAGCAGGTCGCCGACTCGTGCTTTGCTCAGACCATATCAACGACCTTCTGGAGATTGAGCAGACCTTCCGTGAACAGTACAACATCAACCGCAATGATGGAACAGTCGGACGCTTGTACGGTTTCGACATCTACGAATGCGCCAGCAATCCGCTTTATACGCAGGCCGGTGTGAAGAAGGATTTGGGCAAAGCAGCAGAGACGGGCGAGTTCCAATGCTCGTTTGCATTCTATACAAACCGCGTGTTCAAGGCCACCGGCTCCACCAAGATGTATTGGAGCGCAGCCGAGAACGACCCCGAATATCAGCGCAACAAGATTAACTTCCGCCACCGTTTCATCTGTATGCCCAAGAAGGCAGACGCAGGTGTCGTGATGACCAGCGGATACAAAGCTGAAGCGTAACCATGGCGAGAATGAAGTATTTGGTCCTGCACTGCACAGCCACGCCGGAAGGCCGTGAGGTAACCTCTAAGGAGATACGCCACTGGCACACTGACCCAGTAAGCAAGGGTGGTCGTGGCTGGAAGCAGGTAGGCTATACCGACCTGATACACTTGGATGGCAAGGTGGAACGCCTTGTTGATAACAACGAAGATGCGGAGGTCGATCCGTGGGAAGTGACCAATGGTGCCAAGGGCTACAACAGTGTGAGCCGTCATGTGGTGTATGCCGGTGGCTGCACCAAGGATATGAAGCATCCCAAGGACACGCGCACCCCTGCGCAGCTGAAGGCGATGACCGACTATGTGCGGAACTTCCATCAGCGTTTTCCGCAGATCAAGATTGTAGGTCATTGCGACCTTCCGGGCGTAAATAAAGCCTGCCCAGCCTTCGATGTAGCCAAGTGGCTCAAGTCAATAGGAATATACCAACAGTAAAAATATGGATGGCATGAATATCAGCGAAGTCCTGAACGTCCTCCTTGGCGGAGGTCTGGTGGCTACCATTGTTGCAATATGCACGCTGCGGGCTACCATAAGGAAAGCGAAAGCGGAATCGATGAAGGCGGAAGCCGATGCCGAGACGGTGCGTATGGACAACGCCGAGCATGCCACCCGTATCTTGGTAGAGAACATCGTGAAACCATTGAAGGAAGAACTCAATGAGACAAGAAGATACCTCGAAGCTTCGAAGCGCGAGATGGCGCGTCTTCGGAAGGCTATCGACACTGCGAACAGTTGCAAGCATCATGATGATTGCCCTGTTCTTGTCGGGCTGCGCGACAAGCCGAAAAGCGAGCGTGGCAACGGAGGAAAGCGTGAAACAAGTATCCGCGGACACCCTCCAGAGCGAGGTGCGTCACACATGGACGGAGACAGTACCACAGGAGGAAGCCAAGCTGGAGATACCTCTGGCGGAACTGACTAACCTGCCCGAAAAGGCAGAGTACCGAGCCAAGAACGGACGAGCCAGCGCAACCGTGCAGAACAAAGGTGGCATCATCGTGGTGTATGCCACTTGCGACAGTCTGCAACGCCAGTGCGAGTACTATGAGCGCCAGATGGCGAGCTACAAGAAAGCATTGGAGCAGCAGAAGAATGAAGCCAAAACGGAAAAGGAACGCAGTTCCAATCCGTGGAAGATGCTTCTCATCGCCTTTATCGTCGGAGTGGCGACCGGCATAGTATTAACAATCATAACAAGAAAGATATGGCAAAAAGTGTTTTAGACGGAACTGACCTTATCCTTTCCATGGGTACCAATGCCCTCGGCTTTTCCACTGGTTGTAAGGTGTCCACATCAGCGGAGACCGGTGAACGTGTGACTAAAGAGGCTTCTGGTGGCAAGTGGAAGGAGTCTTACATCAAGAGTTTCTCCGAACAGATTACCGCCGATGGTGTTGTACTTACTGACGGCACGGATGAGGTGCCATCGTATGACCAGTTGAAGGACGCAATGCTTAAGGGTGAGCCAGTGGAGGCAGCGTACAATCTGCGTGAAGGAGACAAACGCACAGGTAAAGCCACTGGCGGATATAAAGGCAAGTATCTGATTACCTCTCTTGACCTTGACGCACAGGCTGGTGACGATGCCAAGTATTCAATCACGCTTCAGAACTGCGGCAAGGTGGATAAAGTGGGTACGGGTATCACAGACACCACTCAGCAGACTGAATAACAACATCGCGTATGAAAAAGACAAAAATCAAGGTTGGCGACAAGGAGTTCCCTTGCCGTGTGACCATGGGCGCAATGGTGCGCTTCAAGAATGAGAGCGGTAAGGACGTGAGCAAGCTGGAGAAAACCAATATCTCCGAGCTGGTACTGTTTGTTTACTGCTGCGTGAAAAGTGCGTGCAATGCTGACAAGGTGGAGTTTGACTACGACTTCCAGAGCTTTGCTGACCTTATGGAGCCCGACGCAGCGAACTCCTTCTACGAGGATATGGGCGGTGAAGAAAAAAAAACGACCAACCAGGCGGAAAAGAAGTAAGCGTCGAGGAACTGTTGGGTATGGCATTGGGGTGCATCGGGATGAGCAGAGAAGACTTTGAACGATGTACCCCTTTTGAGTTTTACAAGGCATGGGAGCGATGGGCGGAAGCCAAGCGCGATGCGGAGCGCAACGAGTGGGAACGCACAAGAGTGTTGGCGCTCTTTGCCATCCAACCCTATGCAAAAAGCAATCTTCAAGCGCATGACGTTCTACCGTTCCCTTGGGATGAAAAGCAGGAAGAAAAGCGTGAGGAGGTGAGCAAGGACGAGTTCAATGCACGCTTTGAGGCAGCCAAGAAACGTTACGGACTGAAATAAGAAAAGACAATGGCAAAAGCAGTAGAATTTAGAATAAACATCAAGAGCGAGGACGGCGGTGTTCTGAAACGTCTGACAGTGGAAGCCGACGGTCTTGACGACATACTCTCCGAGGTGGGGAATACCGCTGTGGCCACTGGCAACAGACTGCGCGAGATGGCAGACAAGAGCCTCGTGTTCGATACAGCCGTCCGCTCGATCCGCGACCTCAGCGACATGGTGGGAGGACTTGCCGAGCCTTTCGACAGTTTTGAGACCGCCATGCGCAGTGCCAACACCATGGCAGGAAAAAGTGGGGACGAGTTTGAAGCACTGACTGGTCAGATAACGGAACTGAGCAAGAACATACCGCTTGCGCGTGAGGAACTTGCCAACGGCTTATACCAGGTTATATCCAATGGCGTGCCCGAGGATAACTGGATAGAGTTCCTCAACAAATCAAGCCGTAGTGCGGTTGGTGGTATTGCGGACTTGGGAGAGACGGTGACCGTTACTTCCACGCTCATCAAGAACTATGGTCTGGAATGGGATCAAGCAGGAAACATCCAAGACAAGATACAGATGACGGCCAAGAACGGTGTGACCAGCTTTGAGCAGTTGGCGCAGGCATTGCCCCGTGTGAGTGGTAGTGCATCTCAGCTTGGTGTCTCCATGGACGAACTGATGGCAGTGTTCGCCACTACAACGGGTGTGACTGGTGACACGGCGGAAGTATCCACTCAGTTGGCTGCCGTGCTCAACTCACTCATCAAGCCATCTGCGGAAGCTACGAAAGCGGCCAACGAGATGGGCATCGGTTTTAATGCAGCCAGTATTCAGGCTGCTGGTGGTTTAGAGAACTTCCTGCTCGGTTTGGATGCAAGCATACAGGAGTATTCGGCAAAGACAGGACAGTTGAGTCAAACCATTTATGGACATTTGTTCGGCAGTGCAGACGCAATGCGACTACTCGGTTCGCTGACTGGCGAACAAAAGGAAAAGTTTTCGCAGAACATTGGAGCGATGGCAAACTCCGCAGGAGAGATAGACGCAGCCTTCGACAATATGGCATCGACTGGAGAGAGCCTACGTCAGACGCTCGCTAACCAGATGCACGCCATGATGGATTGGGCAGGCTCAATAGCCAGTACTTCCGCACCTTATGTGGAATGGATAGCTAATAGCGGCATCGCCCTCATGAGTATGGTGCAGCTCAGCGGTGGCATCAAAACTGTGGTGGCAGGACTGAAAGCTGTGAAGGTGGCTACGCTTGCGCAAGCAGCTGCAGCAAAGGTAGTGGCTGTCGCATCCAACATTTGGAAGGTGGCACAGATTGCCCTGAACTTTGTGCTCAGTGCCAACCCCATCGGTATTGTCGTGATGGCTATAGCGGCACTTGTGGGTGCATTGATAGCGGCGTACAATAACTGTGAGACCTTTCGCAATATCTGTGATGCTGTATGGGCAGCGGTGAAGAAAATTGCATCAGCCGTATGGGACTTTCTTGTCAAGGCATTCGAAAAAGCGAGTGCCGTAATAAAGAAGGCATGGGAATGGGTGAAGAAGTTCTTCGGCATAAAGGACGAGACCACAGCAAGGCAGACGGCAGATTTGGAGAAAAACACAAAGGCCACGCAAGCGAACACCAAGGCAAAGGCTGCGAACGCCCAGACCGCCTTGAAGAACAATAAGAAACAGAACGCCCCCTCAACAGACAGCGGAAACGGCAGTGGTAAATCGGGGAACCAGGACAAATACAGCGGAAAGAAGCTTATCGCCAATGCCACGAGTTACAAGGAACTTGGCAACAACATCCAGTACTACCAGAACAAACTGGAAACTGCCAACGGAACGGACACCAAGACCATTGCGCTTTATGCAAAGAAAATCGCAGCCTTGCAAAAGCAGCAGGATGCGATAACGCAGTTGCAGGATGCGGCAAGCCGTCCCACCGAACTGAAAACCCTGAAGGACATCGATGCAGAAATCACTTATCAACAGGGATTGAGGGAGAAAGCCTCTGCCGATGAACTTGCAGTAATCGATGCTGAAATACAGCGTTTGAATGACCTTAAAACGGCGTTTGAACGCAGTTCGCATGTTGATGTCGGTTTAGACAAGATACAGACATACCGCCAGCTTGAAAAAGAGCTGCAGTATTATACAGACTTGTTGAAAACCGCTACAGAGACAGAGCGCATCGAGATACAGAAGCAGATAAATGCCCTTAACGACCTGAAGAAGAAATGGGACGATACTCTTGATGAACTGAAGAGGCCGGAGGACATCTCCCGACTGAACACCATCCGTTCGCTGGATGATGCCATCAGCTACTACCAGACCAAGCAGAAGAACGCCAGCGCATCGGAGATTGACGACATACAGCGCACGGTGTTGGAACTTGAGAAGAAACGCGATGCCATGAAGCAGCTCACACGCATTCCCGAAATGGAGGAAGAAGTGGCGAAGCTCGACAGTATGGAGGGCAAGACGCTGACCCTCGAACTGAAAACCATTGGGCTTGACGGTGTGAAGAAACGCATCAAGGAGCTCCAGGATATGTTGGCTGACACGAAAAGTCCTATGGACGAGTCGCAGCGAGCCTCCATACAGAAGCTCATCGGCAGTTATGAGGATTACGAGAAGCGCATCCGCAAAAGCAATGTCACGTTAGGTAAGTCGTGGAGCACGGTCAAGGGTGTGGGCAATGGTGTCACCTCGCTCACCGATGCGCTGCAAGGCAACCGTGACGCATGGTCCACGATTACTGGCGTTGTCGATGCTGCCATTCAGATATATGAGGGCATCAACGGCATCATTTCAATTATTCAGGCCTTGACCGCCGTAACAGGTGCCTCCAATACTGTGACCGCTGCAAGTGGAGTGGCAGCGACCACAGCTGCTACGGCAAAAGTAGCGGCAGCCCCTGCAGAGGTGGCGGCATCGGTAGCTACGATGGCGGCAGTAAAGGCAGAGGCAATGGCGTACCGCGAACTTGCAGCTTCAGAGTTTATGGCTGCACACGCTTACATTCCGTTTGCTGGTGCTGGCATCGCAGCTGGATTTATAGCCATGATGCAAGGGCTTGTTGCTTCGGTTGCCGTGACACCATTCGCCAACGGCGGTATTGTGTATGGCCCGACCTTGGCGCTGATGGGCGAGTATGCTGGAGCGAAAAGCAACCCGGAGGTGATAGCACCGCTGAACAAATTGAAGTCGCTTATCGGTAATAATGGTGGCGGAGGTGGCGGCGTGTACGAGCTGAAGGTTAAAGGCAGAGACCTTGTGGCGGTGCTTGCCAACGAGACGAGAATAAATAGAAAAGGAACAAACATCAAAATATAAGGAGCATGTATCTGCACGGACATTTTTACAACCAAAGGGAAGAGCGCATCGAGGTGCATATACTGACTGGTGGTGACCGTACTAAGGAAACTGTCATTGGTGAGAAGAATGGGGAACTGTCGTTTACTGATGATCCAGTGGAACTGACGAGTCAAGTGAACGATACGTTTGACCACTTGCTCTGCCAGCAGGCTACTGTACGCCTTCTGGCGCGGAACTTCGTGCCGGACTTCTTTTGTGCCTCATGCCGTGACGCTGTGGTGAACATCTACCGTGAGGGGGAATGTCTCTTTGCCGGGTTTATCGAACCGCAGAGCTATTCGCAGGGCTACAACGAGGAGTTTGACGAGATAGAGTTGAGCTGCATCGATGCGCTGACGGCATTGCAATATGCTAAATATCGTGATGTCGGCTCGCTCGGTGTACTGTATAATGTGGTAAAGGCGGAGGCGGAACAGCGCACATTCTTGGCGATGCTGAAAGAGATATTGGGCGGAGTGACGGCTGAGCTTGACATCGTGGGTGGTAATGCCATGCACTACCTATACGATGGGAGTAAGGCTGTGGATGATTTGGCTGGTAACCATTATGCGATATTCGGGCAGCTGACGGTGAGCGAGTTGCTTTTTCTTGGTGATGAGGAGGATGACGTATGGCAGCAGGATGAGGTGTTGGAGGAGATACTGAAGTACCTGAACCTCCACATCGTGCAGGATGGGTTCACGTTTTATCTGTTCTCCTGGGAGAGCGTGAAGGGCGACGAACGCATCTACTGGCGAGATTTGCTGACTGGCGCAAGCGTGACGACGGCCCGGCAGACAACGGACATCGTGACAGGTTTGGTGACAGACACGGATACGACGATAAGCGTAGGGGAGGTGTACAATAAAATTATGCTGACTGCCAAGGTGGAGAGTATGGAGAGTGTGATAGAGAGTCCGCTTGACAACGATCTTCTGAAAAGTCCCTTCAGCAACAAGCAGAAGTACATGACGGAATACAGCAGTGATGGTGAGGGTTCGAAAGCAATAAATGCCTTTGACGCAATGACTCACGGACAGGAAACCTCCTATAGTGGTGGTTGTGTAACTGACTGGTATGTGCAGATGATGAACAACAGTCAGTGGCTGTTCCCAAAGAGCGGGAGCGGTAACCTGATGGAGGAATACTGTAGTGAGGGGCGAAACCAACATATACTGCCGAACTGGTTGGCGAAGAACCAGGGTGCTGCCATCATGGCACTTGGTAAGGTGGAGAAGAAAACGGACGGAAAGGACAACTCTCCGACATCGAAAGTGGAAATGACGAACTACCTGGTAGTGAGTGTGAACGGCAACTGTGATGACAAGGAGGCAACTACCTATCCTAATACGAACTCGCTAAAGGCAGGCATACCGAGGGCAGTGTATAACGGTAGCATGACTGGTGGTGTCTTTTCGCCTACAGACGAGGGCACGACGAACTACATCGTGTTGAGCGGAAAACTGGTGCTGAACCCAGTGATGGCATTGACGGACACCTACAAAGCAATATACAACTATGACGGTGGAATATGGGGAAACATTTTTTCAGGTATCAATAAATGGTCGGGCATGACGGTACCGAGCCGAAACAACGGTGACGGGCGATACTACACGCAGCAGTGGTGGAAGGCGGCAACGCCTAACGAGACCGTGGTATGGGATATGGAAACGGCGCACGGCTTTGTTCCGTTCACAGATACCGGTCCTCAGTTGTATGAGTTCAAGTATAGTGCCATCGGAGACGGCAGCGACCATATATCAAAGGTGGGTATGCTGGCATGTATGCTGATAATAGGAGATAAGTGCGTTGTGGAAAAAGGCACGGAAGGACAGGTGACGGACTTCGAATGGCGGAAGTACAAAACGCTGGAGGAGTGTTCCAATGAGGACGAATACTACCAGCAGTGTTTCACGATAGGTTTTGACCCGAAAATCGGTGACAAGATAGTTGGTACCAAGTTCGATTTGCAAAACAACGTGAACTATGAGCTCGGCATCGATGCAGAGGGTATAGCGATACCAATCAAAAAGGCAGATAAAGTGAGCGGTAGGGTAAAGTTTATAATCCTGGGACCAGTGAACGCATTGTGGGACGTGGTGACGAGACGGCACAAGACGTGGTTCAGACACACGAAATGGAACAGTACAACGATACCACTGCTGGCACACGTGAGCAGCATCATGGTGGAGCAGTTTGAAGTGAAGATATATAGCGACAACGGACTGGTGAACAACACTGGTGATAATGACCTCGTTTACATGAGCGACACGAAGGAGAGTTTTGTGAACGTGAAGGATGACATCGAAATGAAGATAAACTCAGCACTGACAGCAGCGGAGTGCCAGGCTTTGGACGTGACGGACAGCGTGAAGATGAGCACCCCATTGAACACGTTGACAGGAGAGGGACTGTTGGCGGTATATGACTATTCGAGGGGTATGAGCGCTAAGCCTGAGCAGTTGTATGTGGACTACTATTACAAAGAGTGGCATGCACCAAGGGTTGTTATGACGCAGAAGTTGACGGATACAGATGGTGGCATCGTGAGTTTGTTCGCTCACTATCGCCATCCCATGATGGATAAAACCTTCTTCGTGCAGGGCATCAGTCGCAACCTTGAGGAAGGATATGCAGAAATGACACTTAAGGAGATTGAGCAATGATAGACATCAAGGTAATAAAGAAACCAAAAAACGAGGGCAGTGCGTCGGCACTGAGAACGAGCGGCACCGCTTATGGTGGCATGGCTGTGAAGGAGGCTGCGCATGCGGCCAAGGCGGACATCGCAGAACTGGCGAAGGAAGCAGTCCATGCCAAGGACAGCGATCATGCGGTGGAAGCAGACCACTCTAAGGAGGCAGACCATGCTGTGAACGCAGATGAGTCACAACATGCACTGGAGGCGGACCACGCCAAGGAAGCAGACAATGCAGACGAGTGGGATTACCATGAGTTTGATGATTATCTGAATCAGCCAGTGAGAAAGACTGATGATGTGACCTTTGACTCCGTGACCTCGGACAGCATAAGGAGCGCTGGGCAGTTTGTGGACGGACTGCTGGGCTCAGGGTTCCAACTGTGGAAAGGTGAGGATGGGCGCACCTATCTGACGGTGGATAAACTGACGGTGAGGCAGACGATGGCCGTGTTGGAGCTGCTCATCGAGAAGGTGAGGAGCGTGGGCGGTCAGATATGCGTGAGCGCGGCCAACGGACGCATCAAGACCGTGGAGGAATCGGGCGAGCACTATCTGATCACCTTCGAGCAGGAGAATATGTTTGTACAGCACGACCTGGTGCGCTGTCAGACATTCACGGGCAAGGACATGCGGAGCTACTGGGTGGAGGTGGCTGACGTGACGACGGACGGCATAGTGGTGGCGAAGGAGGAGTTTGAGGGCGTGGAACCCAAGGAGGGTGATGAGTGTGTGCTGATGGGCAACACGGCGAACACCGATCGCCAGAATATGGTGCTCATATCGGCCACCGAGGACGGTCAACCGAGAGTGGATGTGATGGACGGCGTGAGTGGCAAGACCTTTGACAAAGCTTTGCGTGCAAGGCTCGGTAACCTGGACGGCATCAAGGATGACAAGTTTCCGGCAGACCGCCAACCACGGGGCAACGGCCTGTATGCAGACAACGCCTATATGAAGGGAACCTTCGTGCTGGAGACTGGTGAGGACGTGAAGACTCGTTTTGAGATAACCGAAGGCAAGGTGCAGAGTGCTATCGACAGCGTGAGGAACGATTTCCTAAGCGAGAAGGGCTATCTGAACAACCCGACGTTTGCATCGGGACTGGAGAAGTGGAACTCGGAGAATGAGACGGTGTTCTTTCTCGTCGGCAACAGGTGGATATGGGCCAACGGCGCAGCACTATCGAAGAAGGGTGACGGTGCGAGCGTGGTGACAGACATGGGACGCAAGGTGGTGCGGATACGCAACAAGTATATCCGACAGAAGCATGAGAATCTGCGCTTTGTGCCGACCTTTCCGACAAACAGCGCCGGAAAGAAGGACGCCTTGCCAGTGTATCTGAGTTTCTTTTATCGTTGCGCAAAGTCTGGCACGCTGAAGATATGTTTTGAAAATGTTGACAAAACGGGGTTTGCGGACTTCAACAGTATGGAGGTAAGCGAGGAAATCGCTGCTACCGGCGGCTATGTGCAATACACCTGCAGCGGACTGTGGAACGGCACGGGCGACTTCAAGCTGGCGTTTGACGGCGACATCTATCTGTATATGCTTGTGCTGAGCACAGACAAGATTGAGGCGCTGACGTACAAGTACAAAACGCTGTTTGAGCAGTCGGAGCGACTGGTGAAAATATCGGCAGCCGTGTATGACAAGGACGAGCGGGCATTGGAAGAGACGGGCTTAATCGTTACCTCCAAGGTGTCGGGGCTGTATGCAATCGATGTGGATGGCAACCTGAAATCCTTTGTCGGTGCCGGTCAGGACGGTGTGAAGATAAAGGCATCAAACATACAGCTGGAGGGACTTGTAACCGCCAATAATAATTTCAAAATACTGGAAGATGGTAGTATTGAGACAATCAAGGCTACTATCGAACAGTCATTATTGAGAGACGTAAGAATAAACGGAGCTATCCGTACCCCATTTAGAGACGGTAATTATGCACTTTCGGCAGATGGCCCGATAGTTGTTTCGACGTTCGGCCTACAGAACAATAACAATATAATCATACCGGGAGGTGGGGGCGGTTGGTACACGGCATTTACCGTTCCCTTCTCTTCTGATTTTAACGGATTCCGCGCGATGATCCTGAATTATCATTGGAATAACGAACTGACAGCTGGACCAATTGCAGCAACGGCTCCATCCGGTTTTTATTTCTATGAAGATGGTGAACCGTTGACCACCCTTATTGTAAACGCATACGAAGCTGTTGAAATGATAGGTGTTGGAGATGGGGAGACGTTTAAGGGGTGGCTTGTATTGAACAGACGCTTGTTCAACTACGGAGATGCTTCCGGATCACTCAAAAGCATCGGTGAAGGTTTTGACTTGAAAGCGTTGTACCTTGGAAAGGTGGAATTTACCAATGGCACTCCGAGCCTTGTAAGGCAGAAGCGATGGAACAGGAATATATATGATAACGAAAATATAAATCTATATATATCCTATCCTTCGAAAGGAGACAAGTATGTGACAGTACACTTTCCCAGCGGTACATTTTCCTCTGCAGACAAGTACGAGGTGATGCTGACTGGCTTTAACGATGCAGGTGCGAATATATACGCTTGTGTGTCCGCAAAAACTGCTGACTCTTTTACCGTCTATACGGGTGATGACGAGACCTTCAATGCTGGCGGTTTTACCTTTATGGTACTTGGTACATGGTTTTGGACTTAAAGAATAAAGATATGAAAAGATTGAATTTTAAGGAATTCGGCATATATACCGGAATTTGCAAGAAAAACCGGCAAATCGGTGATGCCCGTGAAAGTTTTGCCGATTTGCTGTATCTGCATGCTAATGGTATCCGTGCCCATGCCCTTGCCTTAAAGATATTTAGGAGCGAGGGACTTGTGGAATATTCGGACGAGGAAATCGCCCTGATCCGGGAAACGGCGTACAAGTATTGTCTGCCCAACTTTATAGACGGGCTTGAAGATCAGTTGAACAATAATCAAAACAACGGATGATATGACAGAAGAAGAGAAAAAGGAA